AGCAGCAACAACTGCACTCACAGAAGATACTGACCCAGATGCAGTAGCGCTCTCAACACCAACCTCAGTTACAATTACTCTTAACGAGTACGGTAACTCAGTATTGGTAACACGTGCGCTCGAACTCTTCTCACTTGCTGATGTTGACCCAGCAATTGCTAACATCATTGCATTCAACCTCGCTGACTCAATCGACTCAGTAGCAATGGCAACACTTCGTGGTGGTTCAAACGTCATCTACGCAGGTTCAACAGCAACATCAACTGCTACAATCACTGCAGCAGCAACACTATCTTCAGCAAACATCCGCAAGGCTGTTGCTAAGCTTCGTGCCAACAAGGCAACAGGTCGTAAGGGTTCACTATACTGGACTGGTATCCACCCAGAAGTATCACACGACCTCCGCGCTGAGACAGGTTCAGCAGGCTGGCTTCTTCCAAACCAGTACGGTTCATCACAGGACCGCATCTGGGCAGGAGAAATCGGAACATACGAAGGTGCATACTTCGTAGAATCCTCACGTCTCTACAACGCAACAGACGGAGCATCATCTGCACGCAACTACCGCACAATCATCTGCGGACAGCAAGCACTTGCAGAAGCAGTGGCAGAAGAGCCACATGTAGTCATCGGACCAGTAGTTGACAAGCTCATGCGTCACCGCCCAATGGGTTGGTACGGCGTACTAGGCTTTGCTCGCTACCGCGAAGAAGCACTATACCGAATCGAATCAGGTTCATCAATCGCTTAATTGATTGACGGGTGGGGCTAGGGAAACCTAGCCTCATCAGTAAGTTCATTAGGGAGAACAATGGCAAACTATACATTCAGACCGCCAACGGTGGATGAAGGCCCAGCAGGCGGCGCCCGCTTGTTCTACTTCTACAAGTTAAAGCGTGGCATTACTGTAGTTAAGTCTGGTGGTACATACTCGACGCTACGCTACGCAGTAGATGAAGACCTTCTTGACTATGACGCAGTCTACCGTGGTGGGTACAACCACACAGTAGATGACACTGTTAAAGCTGAACTGCTTGCAGCAGGTATCGGAGTAACAGAGGATAACTTTACAGCACAGTAGGGGACAAATGAATCTACATCAAATCCAGAAGCATCCTGAATATGTTGAAGGTTGCTTTGGTTGTAAGATAGGAACTCTTGAACTGGGAACTGGTGATGCTACCAGAGACATCTCGGACAAGAAGTGGACATCAGAGTTGCAGGCTTACCGAGATGCAAGAGCACAAGGTATACAGCCAGCAGGCACTACACGTGCCCACGTTGAAGCAGCGTACGAAGCGTCAGCGACACTAGGCAGAGCGTATAACGCCGAGACTATGCCGAAGACAAAAGATATAAACAAAAAAACAACTGAAGTACTCAAGGAAATAGGAGCGGTATAATGCCAAAGGTCGGAAAGAAAGAATTCCCATACACAGCAAAAGGCATGGCAATGGCAAAGATGGAAGCCAAGAAGTCAGGCAAGCCAATGAAGAAGGTTGTCAAGAAGGCTTCTATGAAGAAGATGGGCAAGAAGAAGTAAGTGGAAAAGTGGACCGAAGCTCAACGCAGAAAAGCGGTTCAGGACTATTTGAACTCTAAGGCGAAAGCAACTCCTACACCTAAGCCAAAGCCACCAGTCAAGAAGTCACCTCCTCTTACTGTTGAGCAGCGCAAGGCGCAAGAGCGTGCTCGCATCAAGAAAGCACAAGAAGCATACAAGGACCGTACAAGCCCATCTAATATGACACCAGAAGAAAAATGGGCTTTCATGAATAACCCAGGGATGAGCAACTACTAATGAATGACCCAAGACTAAAGCGAGCAGGAGTATCAGGCTTTAACAAGCCAAAGCGTACGCCTAACCACCCAACCAAATCACACGTTGTTGTGGCTAAAGAAGGTGCAAAGGTTAAGACTATTCGCTTTGGTCAACAGGGTGTTACTGGCGACAAGAAGCCAACCGCCCGTCAGAAGTCATTCAAGGCTCGCCATAAGGCGAACATTGCTAAGGGTAAGATGAGTGCAGCATACTGGGCGGATAAAGTAAAATGGTAGCAAAGAAGAAGGCTAAGTCAAAAGTAAATGCCGCTGGCAATTACACTAAGCCTGCGATGCGTGCTGCTTTATTTAAGAAGATTAAGGCTGGCTCTAAGGGTGGAGACCCTGGAGAATGGTCTGCTCGTAAAGCTCAGTTGCTTGCGGTTCAGTATAAGAAGGCAGGCGGAGGTTACAAGTAATGGCACTCGCTAAGTCACAGAAGTCACTCAAGAAGTGGACTGCACAGAAGTGGAAGACTTCTGATGGCAAGCCATCTAAGGGTAAGAAGAGATACTTACCTGAGGCTGCGTGGGCTGCTCTAAGCCCAGCAGAGAAGGCTGCAACTAATAAGGCTAAGGCTGAAGGCAATTCAAAGGGTAAGCAGTTTGTAAAGCAACCTAAGTCAATTGCTAAGAAGACAGCAAAGTATAGAGGCAAGTAAGAAAGTAGGGGACAATGCAAGAGACAGTATCAATCGCCTGGTGCGACAATGGTAATGTAGATGGAAAGTTTATGCAGGGAGTAGTTGATGTAATACTCAAGTCTGGTATTACATTTGATACCTCACTTCGCAGTCAGGGCAATCAGATTGCTAGGCAGCGTGAGAAGGTAATCAACTACTGGTATGAGCAGAAGAAGACAGACTGGCTACTCTGGGTTGACTCAGATGTAGTTATCAGTGTCGATAAGTTTAAGTTACTCTGGGACAATAAGGACGCCAAGGAGCGTCCGATTATGACTGGAGTTTACTTCACAACAGATACACCAGAAGACCCACTAATGATTCCTATGCCAACGGTATATGAGTTTGCAGAGGCTGATGGTGTTGTTGGTATACAAAGAGTTCACCCACTACCTGATAACAAACTTATCAAGGTTGGTGCGGCTGGTATGGGCTTTGTTCTAATGCACCGCAGTGTGGTTGACCGAATTCGTGAGGTACTTCCAGAGGCTCCGTTCTTTACAGAAGTAGGAGTCGGTAATACATTTATGGGCGAAGACATTTATTTCTTTGCAGTATGTGACAAGGCAGAGGTTCCAGTCTACTGTCACACAGGGGCTACTGTCCCACATATGAAGAGATTCTCATTCGACGAGCATTACTACAAAGCATTCTTTGGCGGAGTAGAAAAGCAATCTAACTTAGTTTTACCAAAGCGTTACAAGAAAGGCTAAACAATGGCACTAGGCAAAGCAGGTAGCAGCCTGACAGCAGAACTTAACAGGCTTGCTGGAACTACTGGACTTGATGAACAGGGCGCTGCTAATGCCTGGGCTGGAACTACTGGACTTGCAACTGTAGGTGCTCTTAACATCAAGGCACAGGCAGCACGCACAAGAGACAAGTTTAAGGACATTAATGGTATCTGCAATGAACTTGCTGGAACAACTGGGCTTGCAGCCCCTGCAGCGCTAAGGAGCATAGACAGTTCGCTCACGCTGCACCTTGGATAGACTCTCAAGTTGCTCAGTAAGTTCCTTGATACGCTTCTCATCAGCACGCTTTGCCTTCCGCAACTGCTTTAGCAGATTGCTTCCGTCACCGTCCTGTGTTGGTGTATCGAGGTCATCGTCTTCGTCGTCCCAGTAATTGTTGCTCATAGCAACCACCCTTCTCTCTTTGTTTGTAGTTCGCAGGCCACAACACATACTCGGGGAAGTATGCTGGCTCCTACTCTCGGTCTTTTACGCTGTACGGGGCCGATAGGTCCGTCCAGGAATTTAGATTTGTCCTGCTGTTCTTCCAGTTGAAAGTCCACCACGTGCTATACCAGCAGAACCGCTAAAGGTTGCTGCTTCTGTAGCTGCCAGCTTCTGACGCTTACGCTGTGCAGATGCTAATTGGTTGAAGACTTCTTGCTCTGCTTCATCCTGGCCATAACTCTCAAGAGTTGCGCCATAGATTTCGCTGAGCTTAGAAGCAGTAGGTAGGATATCCGCAATTGTTGCGTAACCCTTCTGTGCTTCAGCTTGTGACACACCTTGTGCAGCAAGCTGTTCAGATACTGCGACATCAGAACGTAGTCCCTGCTTAGCTGCAGCCACACCAATCTCGGCTGCTGCAACCTGACGCTGAATCTTCTGGAACTGCTGGTTAGGGTCAAGTACATATGCGACTAGGTCGTTCTGTCCAATGCCGTAGTAATCGGTAAGCTGTGATAGAATTGCTGGGTCAGCATTCTGTACACGCTGCACCGCTGTGACGACGCGGTTAGAAAGTTCAGTTGCAGATACATCGTTAGAAATAAACTGCTTGACATACTCGTCAGTATCGAATCGTGTTAGTCCATATGAGCGCAATACCTGGCGGTATGAATCCTCAAGGTTGAGGTAATCTCCTGGGCTTAGGACTGAAAGGTTCTTCTTGATGCGGTCAGCGTTAGCTGAGAATCGCTTCTGATATTCTGGAGTCTCCTGTAGCGCAAGAGTAATTGTTGCCTCAGTTGCACCATCAATAGCCAGGTCTCTAATCTTGTTAGCAAGGGAGCCAAGTCCATACTGGTTAAATCGAGCAGTGACTGCAGCAATTGCAGACTGACGATTTGCTTCTCTTGCACGTGCAGCTTCTGCTGCAGCCTGCTGCTGTTGAGCTGCAAGCATTTGCATTAGCGCATCGTTATTTTCCTGGGCTGGAGACTTAGTCTTGGTAGGAACAAAATCTGGGTCTGGCTGATTCTCAGTAGAGCCATCATTGTAACGAACTGTTATTGTTCCATCTGCATTACGAGTTCTACCAACTTCAAATCTTGCAACTGGTCTAGTTATGTCTGCAACAACCTGAGGATTCGCAGCGTAATACGGTGCATTAGATGCTTCTTCTGCTCTACGAAATTGTCCAGCAGTAGCCCTAGGGCGCTGCACTGGTTCGTCTGGGGTATAAACACCAGTCAGTGGGTTATATGCCATTATGCTAGACCCCAATCTTTAAGAACTTTGAGTGACAGGGTGTCCATTGTGTCACGTGCGTTGTTAGTGTATTCCCACTCAACTGTGTTGCGTAGTTCCTTTTCGAACTGCCAGATTGGCTTAACAAAAGGCTTACCATCTGGCCCTACAGACTGAAGTGCTTTGCGTAGATGTGGGTTAGTCCAGGTTACTGAATCTGGGTCAACCTCTAGGATGTTTGCAATAGAACTCTTGTATGCTGATGCTAAAGAGTCAAGGCTTACACCCTTTGAAATTTGTTCAGAGTATACTGGGTATGCACTTGCTGCGTCTACACGCACCTGGTTCTTCAGGTCATCAATTGTCATCATACCAGTAAATACATCGCGTGTCCACTTGTCGTACTGTGCTGGGCTGTATGACATACCAAATGAGTTGGCGTATGACTTAAGTGAGTCAGCAGTTTGTAGTGCGTCTCCACCTAGCTGTTTGCCTGCTGGCACCTTTGTGAGCGCCTTGGTGTCAACGATATTGTCTGACCATCCAGCAAGGTATGCTTCCTCTAGGAAGGCATCATCGATTTCACGAATACCTTCTTGGGATAAGCGCTTGCGCTGCTTAATCTTATAGTCTTCAAGCTTCTGAGCATAGATGCCAGGCTTCGCTGTCTTCTCAAGGGTACGAGAACTTGTTGCCTCTGATACGTTCTTGTAGTAGTCAGTCTTATAGTATTCGATTTCTGCCTGAGCATAATCCTTGGCTTGCCACAAATCATAGATGCGCTGTAGCTCAGGGTATGCCTCAATAAGTGCAGCAGTTAGACCAAACTTGTTTTCAATTGGTTGCTCTTCGTAACCTGCTGGCGCTCCGCCAATCGTAACTGTAGGTCTTAGCGCCATATTACTTACCTAGCTTTCCAATAAAGTTAGCAAACTCAATGCTTTCTGCCTGGGCTAAATCTTCCTGAACTTCAGGTGCACCAGTTTCAATCTTCTGCTTAACCATTGCTTCGGCACCAGCTTGCGTGAATCCTGGTGTGTATACTGCCTTAGCTTCACCACTAGGTGTAACAGTAGAACCCTTGTTAATGACATCTTCTAATTCGCTACGGCGAGCCGCAAACTCTTCAGCATTAGGGTCACGCTTAAGTGTTGACTGATATACGCCACGGATAAGAGTATCAATAACCAATGGGTCCTGTAGTTGTACAGTAGTCTTTGGGCCCTTGTATCCATCGCCGTCAAGTCCTGGAATATAGTCAGCCTGTAGCTGCTGGTACAATTCACCAAAGGAACTTGCCTTTGATGTCATATCTCCATACTCAACTGTCAACGCAATCTTTGCTTCCTGCACTCCCTGTACTGGGCGTCCAAGTTTCTTAAGCATTGCAGCGATAGCTGACCATTGGTCACGGCTAAATGATGACAATAAGTCTACATCAGCCATACCTCCAGCAAGTGGGTCTACCGTAATGCCGCGCT